TATCGACATATGGTGCTAAGTCGACTACACGCATCTGACCTTGAGTGTTATTACCAACAGCAGTCGAAGCACCTAAAGTTGCTTGTGACAAGCCAGTGGTAGATGAACCGTTGGTCACGTTGGTGAACAAATATTCGTTACCAATTGTGGTCTGAGCCATTGAACCATCAGCTTGGATTTCATAAACGATGTTTTGATCGTTGTAGAAGTAAGCTGTGCAAGTACCTGCTGTGTAAGCAGTGTTTGCAGGCCAATAGTTAGACACACGAGCACGTCCAGTAGTATCAGTCCACTGTACACCTGCGAAAGCACCTGACCATGCGGCATTGGTGCTGTTAGCAGTAACAGGAACGATAACACCAGCAGAAGCTGAATAAGCAACTGGTTGGCCCTTAAGAATTTGGGTTGCATAACCCGATGTAATGCCGCCAGCTAACGCCTGAGCACGATCCAAACCGGAGGGATGGAACGCAGGACGCAAGCCAAACGGAGCTGAAGTTGCTGACATATCAATTCTCCTAAAAGTTAGCCTGAAAATACAGGCAATTTGGTTGGTTGCTGATCAATAGAACCCATACCTTCGCCTTCAACGCTAACTAATGAACGACCGTGACTGTCACGACCTTGGAGGCTTTCCAACTGGACTTTGATCTTATCTGCTTCTTCACGAGGTTTATCGTGATGCATATGAGTCATGACCTCTTGGAAAATTTCCATTGGTAACTTGAACAGTAACATCTCGTTACATGAGATATATCCAACATGTTCACCTGACTTCACTCGGTAATCTTCATAGCCGGGTAACTCTTCAGACTTAACTGGAACGTACCCTAAGCGAATCCGCTTATCGATTGAATCATAACTGTTGGTTGTTGAGAGCCAGCAAAGATGCCACCCGTCCATACTGGGTAGTTTGGGCAATGCTGATTGCGTCCATTCCTCGCTCCACATATTTTTACGTTCCTGCGTTGAAATGAACTTCTCTTCGGGTGCTGTGTGGCTTGCTTCCCCATTTGAACGGTCTTGGCGACCACCAGCATTCAAAGATTTTTTTAAACGTGATTCCATAATGTATTCCCCTTAGATTAGTTGTTTCGATTTGCACGATCATAAGCAATAAATTGCTTAATCATCTTAGCTTTACGTTCAGGATTTTCCCAAGCTCCAGCNTCCTTCATAGCTCTCACCCTATCAGGNGATAGTACGAACTGGGAGCGATTAGATCCCCCATAGGCGGCTGATGCTTCTCTTCCTGAACTCCCCACAACATTCCTTGGTCGTCTGACATTACGGGAATCGTCGTCATTGTTTCCATTATATCTATGAGGTAATTCTTTTTGCAAACGGCTATCTAATTCCTCCCAATAATCAGGATCTGCTGGATCCCAATTGGTTGCCGCCATCAAATCATCGATACGTTTAGCAATACGGCTATCGGCATCGTTGTTCTGTGGGTTGTACCAAGGATTCTTACGCATCCATTGTTGTGCCAAGCGTGCGGCATCAGGATCTACNGCAGGTTGGTTGTTTTGTTGAGGACGTTGCTTAAGTTCTTTGTCAGCTTGGTAACGTAGATTGTTTAAATGGCGTACTTCTTCTGATGCGTTCTGCATCAAAGTCTGTGCTTCTACCATTCCTTGACCATCACCGTTCTGTGTGGCCTCGGCAATCTTCATTTTTGCGTATTCCAAGCGAGTTTGAGCATCTTCGATGTTCTTATCGATACGAATTAGCCCTTCAGTCTTGGTACTACGCTCCAATTGGTTCAAACGACGCTTAAATTCCTCGTTTTCACGCTGAAGCATCTGTAATCGTGCGTCTTTTTCTTGATTTGTCTTGCGAACCAAGTCTTTTTTGGCACGACGACGGTTGCGTTTAGCCGCTCTNAGCTCTTCATTGTCGTCTTCGTGGTCTTCGTCAGCAGGATCTGTGACTTCTCCACCTTCTTTTGCTCTCTCAAACCCATTTTGCTCGGTATTTTCTTCCGGAGTTAGCAATTTTGGGTCTACTTCCACTACCGCAGAGCCATCATCTGCCTCTATTGCGTCTAGTGCTAATTCTGTTTGTTCTGTATCAGCCATTTAGGTCTCCTTAAACGTAGGCTTTGAACGATAACGGGTCGTCAGTGACTGCCGCAATCAGTTCATGGTCATTAATAGTCATAAATAAAACTGGTTCTTTGTAGTCTGAGTCAGTTTCTGCTGGGTCAAAACGCTCCCAACGATCACCACCCCACCTTGGAACACGAACATAGTCACCAACTTCAGCCCAAGAGCCTTCAGCCCATGGTTGCATAGTGTCTCGGTTCCTAAACGCCAATGGGCCAATAGCCACGACCTTACCGATCATGTTGTTCCATTTTTCGTTCTCTTTAGTTTCATCTACGATGATGATTCGTCCTGAAGTCTTTTTAATACGACGCAGTTGAATAATCACTCGACCGCCAAAAGGACGCTGTCCCGGCTTTACATCAGGAAAGGCCCAAGCCAACTCAGTTGGATCAGGCGTTCCGTCATTCCCATCAATAGTGGGAATAGGTTGTTGCTCACTCATTGTTTTCCTTTCACATCATATTTCAGATGCATATACGCACTTTTCAGTGCAGGGGGTTAATCTTGATTCTTTTCTTCGTCCAACATTTCGTCGATCATATCCATGGCTTTTTGGAGCCCTTGATACTCACCGACAAGTCTTTGATACGATTCCCAGTTTATAGGTGACCCTGAAGCTAGGGCCAACTGTAATTCTGCTTGTCGTATCTTAACTCTGTGAATCAACTGCTCAATCATTTATTTTTCTTACTTGCGTGAGAAAGACCACCTGATTTTGCTTTTGATTCTTCACTGCCACCTTTAGGTTGCATTGATGTGCCATCGAGCTTAACGCCCATGGCTAAACGAGCGTGGTAACGCACGTCAATGCCTTTCTGCTCTTTATCCGACGATGTTGCCATTTGGTTCTCCTTGTTGAGGGGTTGGTGCTACTGGGGGTGCAGGCGGTTGGGCCTGCGGTTGAGCATTAGCGATATTTTGTATCGTTTGATGCGTCAATTCTGCGTTCTTAATTTCAATCTTGGTTTGATTATCAAGAGCGGCTTTTTGTGCGTCTGCTGTGATCTTAGCCTGAGCAATCTGTGCATCAGCTTGATCTTTAGCAGTCTTACGTTGTGTCTCAGCCGTTGCAGTGTCCTTAACCACTTGTGCATCAGGTGGCAATTGTGGAGGTGCATTCTTGGCTTGTGCCATTTGAATAAGTTTTTGGAACGATGGGGCAAACTGACCCATCACTTCGGTTACGTCCATCATCACATGGGCACCAACAGTCGTGTACAGCTTGTCGATGATTGGTGTGTAGTTTGGATTCTCGTAATCGTCCACAGGCTTCTTGGTGGTTTCTTGCACATAACCATTGGAACGGTTGAGATACCAAAGGGTCATATGTTGCTTGAGATGCTCGATCAGATTGTTCAGATAGGATGGATCTGCAAATGGTGACTGGCCCATGAATGGGTTCATCGCAAACTGCAAGTGATCCTGAATGTGAGCAATATGATCCTGCTGGATATAAGCATAGGCAGGCTGTCCAATCAGTAATGCCGCATTCTCATCTGCCGAGGTACGTTGTTCCGGAGCAGGAGTGTCAACCATAATCTCATTGATGTTTGGTATCTTCATCTGCTTTAGGAACCGGGCAATTACTGGGCCCATCTTAAACTGATCAGGATGCTTCTCAGCCAAGGCGAGCACAGCTTGTGACTGTGCCATCCGTTGAGTCTCGGAGAATATATGCGGATCAGAGACAGGAACCACATCTGTGTTCTTGGAGAAATCTTCACGAGTTACATCCAAGTCGGAGACAATGTCCCCTTTTTGCATGTCATCAAAATGCCAGCGATTGAGTCGGCAAAGGATTTTAAGAACCCTTGCTTGTGACTCATGGAGTCGGGCGTGGATCGATGAGTAAACTTGTGAGCCCTGCTCAATCAAAGCTTGTGTAGTGCCCACAGGAGCGTTTGCAGAGATGTCAGCTATCTTCTCTTCAGCAGTGGTTACTACGGAGCTTGTAGCCTTATCCAAGAAGCCTAGGAGCTCAAATAGAACCTGACTAGGTGGATTGAATGGCATAGGCATCGCAATTTGGCGAATGTCCTG